AAGACCACGGCATTGTGAGCGACAATTGCGTCCACGCTGCCGAGGTCGGAGACACGGGCCGCGCCGTCTCGTTCCTCAACAATCTCCCGCCAGAACAGAAACCAAAAAAACTACCAAAAAAATGATCACATTAAGTATCGATGTCACCCTCCTCGACAAGTCCCGCTTCAAGCACCACACCCGCAAAAACGGCAACCAGGCTATCTTTGCCGAACTCATCCTCATCGACACGCCCAACGGCGAATATGGTGACTACATGGTCAAACAAAGCGTGACCAAGCAGGAACGCGAGAGCGGCGTCAACCTCCCGATCCTCGGCAACGCCAAGCAGGTCGTGCCGGTCGAAAAAGCGGTCAAAGAAATCAAACGCCATGTCGAAAAAACGCACACGGAAGACGGTGACGAAATCCCGTTCTAAAGTGACCGGCGCATACCACATGGACGGCGTCCGCGAAACGGCTTGCAGCATTGTTTGGCAAGCGGTCGAGGATATGTGGAACACGCAACGGTATAAATCCAAACACGCGCAGGCGATCATCGTGGAGGCACGGCGCACCGCGAAGCACTTCTTAAATTCAAGGTCGTTTGAGCAAATTTGCTCAATCCTGCCCATCGAATTACCTGCGGACAAAATTCGGGATGCGGCGTTCCACCCGGCCAAATACCCCGAAATCATCGCGATGCTTCGCGCCAGAAAGAAAAGATGAGCGACACACCAGAAACGGATGCAGCGGAGCGGATGGCTTACTCGCAGGAATACATGGTTCCGACCGAGTTCTCCCGGAAGCTGGAGCGCGAGCGCGATGAGGCGAGGGAGGCGTTACGAACTCTCGCAGAACATGGCGAGAACGAAATCCAAAAGCTCATCAAGGAGTGTGACGAGGCGCGGAACAAAATGGCCGATGCGTTGCAGGAGGTAGATTTGCGAACGCTGGACTTCGAGCGCATGAAGCAAGAGCGCGATGAGGCGCGGGAGCTTTGCCGTGAATTGACTGATCTTGTCGCTTACGGCCTCGGCCAGTCCGGAGAACCGTGGTCGCTCGATGTCATGCGAAAAGCTACGGAATTGATTCGGAAAAACTGATGAACTGGACACATGAACAACTCCGAAATCTCGGCTACCGGCAGAACCCCGATGGCAGTTTCTCTCACTCTTCAACTTCCGGGCTACCTCACGCCAAGCCTCAACCGACTCCTCGGCCAGCATTGGGCAACTCTTGCGAAGGAAAAGATCAGAGCAAAACGCGCACTACTCTCGTCATTACGAGATGCTCAATCAAGCTTCTCGACGCCGACAATTTCGCAGGCGGCTGCAAACCTCTCATCGACCAACTGCGCTACGCAAAGCTCATTGCCGACGACGACCCGGAAACGGTCGAAATCACCTTCCGGCAAGCCAAGGTCAAAACAAAAGCCGAAGAACGCACAGAAATAGAAATTCGGCAGGGGGATTCTAAAGGGGGATGACGAAAACTTGTCAAGAGCTATTTTGACTGATACCAATTACCCAATGAAAATCAACCCGAAACAAGAGGCGTTTTGCCAAGGTGTCGCCAGCGGATTGTCTCCAACTCAAGCCTATATCCGCGCTGGTTACTCTGAATCCACGGCTCCGCAAGGTGCAACGAGGATGTTAAAAAATGTTAATGTATCGAAGCGTTTGAGCGAGCTACGAGTCAAAACCGAAGCGAAATCCAATTACAAACGCGAGACCTACCTCGAAACGCTCCGCGACCGATTTATGGAAATGCCGCCGGAATCGGCAACCTGCGCGAAATACGGCGAGATGCTCGCGAAGGCGATGGGATGGAACGAGCCGGACAAGATCGATATCGCAGCGGTGCTGGATGTGAACATCCGAATCGGTGGCAATTAACATCGACATCATTCCGCGCCAGCAATTGGCCGGGTATCTCTCGCGCCAGCAACGCTGGGCCGTGATGGTGCTTCACCGCCGCGCCGGGAAGAGTTTCGTTTGTATCCAAGACCTCATCGCGAAGGTCTTCACCCACAAACGCACCGGCCCGCCGCTGCGCTATGCCTATGTGGCTCCGACCCGCGAGCAGGCCAAGGACATCGCTTGGAAATACCTTGTGCAGTTCACCGCTCAAATCCCCGGCGTGGTGGTGAACAAGGCCGATTTGCAGATCACATTCCACAATGGTGCAACGATCCGGCTTTATTCTGGCGAAGCCTACGAGCGCCTGCGCGGAATTTACCTCGATGGTGTGGTCATGGACGAAGCTGCCGACATTGACCCGGCGGCGTGGGACAATGTCATCCGCCCGACGCTCACCGACTACATGGGTTGGGCGACATGGGTGGGAACGCCGAAGGGACGCAATTCGTTTTGGAGGCAATGGAACCGGGCGTGTGCCGATCCCGAATGGTTCACGCTCATGCTCAAGGCGAGCGAGAGTGGGATCATTCCAGAAGAGGAACTGCGCGACATCCGGCGCGGAACTACGGAAAACGCATTCCAGCAGGAATACGAGTGTAGCTTCAATGTGGGAAGACCCGGCGCGATCTATGTCCGCAACCTTGAAAAGGCCCGCGCCGAAAAACGGATCTCAAACGACATCCTGTGGTTCAAGGAACTGCCGGTCTACACAAGCTGGGATGTCGGCGCTCCGCTTAACCAGAAGGTCTGGATATGGCAGATGGTGGGCGACCGGCTCAACTATCTGGAGGCATTGAGCGGCGACGACGATTGCAAGACCCCGGCGGATTGGGCCGCGAGACTCAAGGCCAAGCAGTATGCTTATGGCGCTCACTTTCTCCCGCACGATGCCGCCACGGAGAACGGAGGGTTGTGGCAAGGTGCGCTCGCGACCGCAGGACTGACCGGCGTGGTTCCGGTTCCCCGGCAACTCTCGGTTTGGGATGGGATCAACCTCGCGAACGATGCGTTCCCTCGCATTCATTTTGCCGAGGCCGGATGCGTCGATGGACTTGATGCGCTCGACGCCTACCACTCCAAAGAGGAGCGCGATGGCGTGACCATCAAAGATGTGCCGGTGCATGATTGGGCGAGTCACTACTCGGATGCGTTCAGTCTTTCCCACCAGGCTATCAAGCGAGGCATGGTCATCGACCGCTCCGCGATCCCACGGAAAGCGACCAACGGTGAACGACCAAAGGTGCTGGCCGGATTCCGTGGCGGGTTCTCGCGAGTGAAGCGATGAAACGCGAACTGGAACTCCAAATCCTCGACCTTTACCGGCGTTACCCGCAGCCGCGATCCTTCGCCGAGGAGGTCGAACTCACCGCATGGAATGGCGTTGTCATCAACACTCACGACTTCTTCATGCTGGCCCGCCCGGTGGACATTCACGACCCCGAAGAACGCTGGCGCGATGCCGCGCACACATACCACAGGTTGTGTCAGAACTGCTGGTTGATCACTATATATTGTGGTATCAGTCAAAATAACCCTTGCAACTTTGCTCCGTATCCACTTCCCTTGATCGCATGGAGTCGGCGAGACCGCCCGCTCCGAGTTTACGAAACCAAAAAACTCCACAAGCGATGCGACTTACTGACCATTCCGAAAATCCCATTCTCTCACCCTGTTTAGCGTGGTTTGGTGGAGGTGGACGCAAAGGCCCAAGCAAAGAAGAGCAGCAGGCTGCAAAGCAGGAACAAGCCTCGATGCGACAAGCCGCCGCGAACCAAGCGGCAGCGCAGCAGAAGCAACTGGAACTCCAGCGCCAGCAATTTGAGGAGCAGAAGCGCCAGCAAGCCGAGGCGCTGCGCCGGATGGAGGCCAATAAGCCCGCGCCCGGAGCCACGGTCGATCCCCGGTCACCCGAAAGCGATGTCGCCAAGCAAGCCGCAAGGCGGAAGGGAATGCGGAAATCTATCCTCGCCGGGGAATCATCGCAGGTTCCCATGACGACCGGCTACACGACTCTCGGTTGATGTTGTTTTGACTGATACCGAATGAAGACCGACCTCGCCGACAAGGTTCTGCAACGGCACGGGGAACTCGTCACCCAACGAGCCACATGGGAGTCGTTGTGGGAGGACATCGCGAAATTTGTGATGCCCCGCAAGAGTGGCATTTTCGCGAACTCCTCGGCCCCGGACATGGGCGAGGAAACGGCGCTGTTTGATTCCACGGCGGTGCGGGCAAACATGGTTCTCGCGAACGGTCAACTCACATGGATGACCCCGCTGGAAAGCCGGTGGTTCACTTGCGATCCGCCGAAGGAAATGGAATCCGAGGATGCCGTGGAGCAATGGTTCCAGCGATGCACCGAAGTGATGCAGGCGGAACTCTCGCGGTCGAACTTCTACACCGAAATCCACGAATTGTATTTGGATCGTGGCGCATTTGGAACCGCTGCGATCCTTGTCGAAGCCGGTCGCAACTCGGCGCTCAATTTCACCAAGATCGACCTCGGCACTTTTGCTGTCAGCGAAAACGACGAGGGATACATCGACACGCTTTCGCGGGAATACGAGATGACCGCACGGCAGGCCGCGCTCAAATTCGGCGTCGAGGCATTGAGCGAACCGATGCGGAAGGAATTGGAGATGCCGAAATCCAACCGCAAATTCCAATGCGTCCACATGATCTACCCTCGCGGCCCCGGCGAGATCGAGACAGGCAAGCGGGACGGGCAGAACAAGCCCTACGCCTCGGTGTATGTCGAAAAATCCACCAAGCATCTTTTGCTGGTCAGCGGGTTTGAAGAGCAACCTTTCTTCGTTACGCGCTACCTCAAGTGGAAGAACTGCGAAGCCTACGGATACTCGCCAGCATGGATGGCATTGCCGGAAGCCAAGCAACTTAATTTCCTTGAAAAGCAACTCGACTCGCTCGCGGAACTCGCCGCCTTCCCGCGTATCCTCATCCCTGCCGGGTTCGATGGAGACATTGATCTCCGCGCCGGTGGCGTGACTTATTTCGACCCGAACAATCCCTCGGCGTTGCCACGCGAATGGAACACGCAAGGTCGTTACGACATCGGCATCCAGCGGGCCGAGTGGAAACGCACCGCGATTAACGAGGCGTTCCATGTCGATCTTTTTAAGATGTTCGCGATGCTCGAAAAGCAGATGACCGCCCGCGAGGTCGCCGAGCGCAGCGCGGAAAAACTGATCCAGTTTTCTCCGACTTTTTCGCGCATGACCACGGAACTTTTCAATCCGATGCTCCGCCGGGTCTTTGCCGTGCTGGCCCGCCAAGGGAAGTTCCCGCCACCGCCGCAGGAACTCGCGATGATTGGGTTCATCCCCGAACCGGAGATTTCCTACAACAGCCGGGTCGCGCTCGCGATCAAGCAACTCGAAAACGCCTCGTTTATTCGCATGAGCGAAATGCTCCTGCCCTACGCGAACATCCGCCCGGAGATGCTCGACAACTACGACCTCGACGAGATCACCCGCGACATGGCCCGCAACGATGGACTCCCGGCCCGCTGGCTCATGGAGGAGGAAATGGTCGCGCAGATGCGGGCGCAGCGGGCGCAGGCCGCGCAAGCGCAAATGCAGTCCGAGCAATTGGAGCGCACCGCCAGCGCACTCGGCAAGGCCGGTGCGGTGAAACAGGATTCCGTTCTCGCCGGGATGCTCCCCGGCATGGCCGCCGCGTGATGGCTCCCATCGACAAAACCGAGGCGCTCAAACGCGACCGCGAACGCCAACGCACGATCCTCTCCTACCACCGGGCGTTTGAAGGCAAGGACGGTCAGCGTGTGCTGGACGACCTTAAGAATGTGTTCGCCACCGAGTCGCAGGTCTTCCTCCCCGGCTACGACTACAACCCCGTGGTCGCCGCCCTCCGCGATGGTCAGCGAGGCGTTGTGCTGCACATCGAATCGATGCTCCGCAGGCCCGCCGTGGCCGATGCCAACATCGAGGAACCCAAAACCAAAATCAAAAAATGAGCAAGAAGACCGATTCCAAAACCATCCCGCCGCAACCCGAACTTGATCCAATGCTCGGCGACAAAACCCACGCCTATGTGGAGTGGCTCCGCGACTACCACCCGGAGCAATTCAAGACTCAATACGCGAACCGCACGACCCACCTCGGCTTCGTTACCGAGGACGGATCGCTCGCCAATCAGCCGGTCGAGTGACGCTGTTTTGACTGATACCATTTATGGAAGACACCATCGACACCTCCTCCGAGCAGTCCCTGCTCGATACGGGAGCCGATAGCACCAACGCCGATTCGTCGGCATCG